CGTCTAATGAATTTGTCGCCATAGTGTTTAAAATATTTAAAGGTTTATAAAAGTATAAGTGTCAGCCGTGTGTTTGTCAAATTGTTTGTGAAAATAAAACGGACTTTTTTAGTCCGTCTTATGTTATGCTATTTTTTGAAATCCTCCTTTTGACGGGATTGAATCTTCAAAATTTCTAAATGTTTTCTTAATTTCGTTAGGTGAAAAATCCTCAACCTCATCTTGAGTTAAAATATACTCATTTTTTCCGGACTTTTCCATATCTTCTTCTTTATCTTCAAAGAAATCAGATAACTTTTGATTAAAAGGTCCTGAGTCTAAACTTCTTAACTCTAATTTTTCTTGAGGTGTTTTATCTCTATATTTTTCAACTTTAGCCTCAATATCGTTTAATTTTGTCATAAGACCATCCATCTCACCTAATTTAGTTTCTAAATCAGTTAAATGTTGGAATAAGTTATTAAAATATTCTTCTTGTTTTTCCTCAACTTTTTTCTGAGAATTTACTAAATCAGTAATATCTAATTCTTCTGTAGAAGCTTTCACAGTTTCAGGTTTTGCATCATCACCAAGTTTTTCAACATCAGGGTCATTATCAACATCAATAGGTTGTGGTGTCGGTGCTGCCGGTGCCGGAGGTGCTAAATTAGGGTCCACAGGTGCCCCTGCTGCAGGGTCTGCCGGTGGAAGAGCGTTAGGGTCTGCCGGTGGTGGAGGTAATGTTGCATCTTGTTCAACAATGTATTGATTGATAGAATTGTATCTAGCAATCTCCTCAATAATTCTATTATCTATTTTTCTCATTATCCGTTTAATAATTGTTTTACACCTGTTAATGTCTCAACTTGTATTTTTTTATTTGTATTCATTGTGTTATCCACACGTTCTATTAAACCATCTTTCATTCTGATAGTGTAACAATCACCTGTATCTAAATCACATACTTGTTTAGAACCATTACCCAAATCTTTCTCTGAGCTTCTTGTGGTTTTACCTAAATAATTGTCTAATATTAATTTTGTGTTCATAATCTTTTTTATATATAAATATCTGTTAGTTATTAAAATTCAAAATTATAATAAAAGTACTTACCGGTTTGTTTTCTAGTAGTATCAAGTTCACCACTACTTGTTACAGGATTAGCAGTTAAATCTAACGTGAATTTATATTGACCTTTATAATCTTTCTTGTCACATCCAAAATCTTTTAATAATGATTTAGTATTTACGAAATATTCTTGACCATTTGTTGTTATGTATCCTGCGTTTAAGTCTTGATTAGTACCATCACCTTCTCCACAAGGTGCTGTTATAGTATAATCCCATCTCGCAAGAATTATTTCCCAAGCACCTTGAGAAGAATCTATAGTTACTTTTAACGACTCTATAATTGGTTTATTTGAAATCGTAAACGTTTTTTTCTCAATAAACGGACTAAATTCTTCTGTATTTACTGCTGGTTGAGTATTTGTAACATTATTTGTAGTTGGATTAAATATTTGGAAAGATTCTTTAATCTTACTTTTCAAAATATCTAATTCTGTTGAATTATAAGAGGTATAAACATTTTCTTCTCTCTGATTACTTGAATTATTATATAATATCCAAAATTTAGCAATATCATCCGGAGTTTCAATATTCTTAACAATAGCACCTATTTTACCTGACCACCATTCACATAACATACCAATACACTCTGCGAAACTAGAAAAACGAACATATGGTCTTTCAGATTTATCTTGACTTAATGTACCACAAAAATATAAATTTTCAGAAAACCATTTTCTAACAATAGGTTCATTCCAATTTTGGTCGATAGTTATATTCGAATAATTATTTTCTAAAGCCGTTAAACCTTTTTTATCCCCAGATGCAATATATAACGTTGCAAATACAGTATACTGTAAAAACGTATTACTAGTGGTTGCCCGTATAGAGTCTATAATATCTTTATGATTTACAGTTTTTGAACTTGTTGAATTAACCGGTGTGAAATCTTTGAATAAAGGGTTTTTTCCACTTTCTCCCGCAAACGGTGTACACTTTGGTGTTTCGGTTGCTACAACACCTGAACTCTTATTTTGATTATCATAATTTTCACTTTTTTGATTAATTACATCACTACTACTAGTAGGTTTTGTCGTTTTTTCTTGTTGTAATTTTTGTACAATCGACGTTAATAATGTTTGTTTTAATACTTGAATATAATTTTCAATTTTAGGTAACTCAGCAGTAGGTTGTCTTATTCCCTCAATAATTGTTTCAAATTGTCCCGGACTAATTGTATGATTAACTTTTTGAATCATATAAGGTCCACTGAACATTGGTACGTGTCTTAAATTAAAATACATCGTTGGTTGTATCATAGCATTACCCATCATAAAGATAGTACAACTATAACTTCTATTTTTATATAGGTTATACAATGAAATATTTTGAGTAGCACCTCCGGTACCATTATATAAATTAGACATTTGTGTTTCAACCGCCAAAGATTCCATAGTTGCTAAACCAGGATTTTGTGCCACTTGAAATGAATGGAATATTGATTGATTTTGAGGTCCAATATCAACATTAAAACCAACAACCTTGTTTGATTTATCCCAATCTTTTTTACCTATTTGATTTTCAAAAAGAGGATTATCCCCTTGTCTTGTTAAATCAAAAGCATCATCTCTAAATCTATAATCAACGTTATTTTTAATTGCCAATTGTTCACTAGTTTTACCCGCGTAAAAACAAACTAACTTAGGTGAAGATTCTCTATAATCAACATTCATAAAATTACCAAATAAAGTATTAGCAAATTCTAAACTACCCTCAGCCCTTGGTGTTGGATTCTTAGACGCGTCTTGAACATTATAAAAATTAACATAAGACGGTAGATTCATAATTTGAAAATTATTCTCCGCTAAAATTGTCGCAATCATAGTATAAAGTGGGGTTGACGCATTAATATTTGTCAATCTATCCTTTAATGATAAAACATCAACATATATCTTATCCCCAACATTTCTACTCGCTCTATCCAACAATAAAACATCTTCAAATAATGTTTTTGTCTTAAAATCACCGCCAGCAACCCATTTATCATTTAACGCCTTGAATGTCTCCCAATGTTCCACTTTTGTTTGGTCACCGGACAATCTACTGTTTATAATAACTTCAGGTGAATTATTAACATCAGGTAATTGATTTCTAAGAACAATCATTAAATTAGTAATAGTATCACTCCTAAACTTATCTATAGATGCAAAATAATTATTCATTAACCCATAAAATTTATTCAAATTCAAAGTATTGTCTTGTAATTTTTGTGTTGCATAAATTTTAATAATTGGTGCAAATTTAATAACATTATCAACGTTAAACGCCACATTCAAATCAATGAAAAAATCAGTAATATAAGACCCACTATTTTTATAGGCTAATTCAGGAATTTCAGAAAACCCAACATATAATTTCAATGCGTTCCATACATTTGGACGAGTTGTTTGTGAGTTAACCAAAGTTGTTTGTGGAGGTAACGCATTTGGTGTTACTATACTATAATATTCCCAAGTATATGGGTCTATTATTGGTAAATTAGAAAATGAATAAAACAATCTTTTATCAAAATTTGATGGATTACCATATTTGAATACAACATTATAATTTAAGAAATTATTAATTCTGTTATTAAATCCAAGTAATTGTTTTTCTTGAGCATTATTTATTTTATTAGTATATGTTTCACCTTTAATTATCGGAATTTTCATTAAATCTCTAAATAAAAGTTGGAAATTTTTGAATGAGTTATCAGACGGTAATGAATTAACATTATTTTCCTCAAGACTATAATCATAAGCCGACTTTGAAAAGTTTAAAAATTCAGTTTCAAATAAATCTAATACAGATTTCTCAAAAACAGAAAACATCTCACTAATTTCAGTGTATTCACTTGAAACTCCATTAATTGAGAAATTTTCTTGGTCGCCGGTACCTGAAAATACTTGTTTTAAGTATTGTGTTGGTGTCGCTTTAACAAGTTTTGTTGTATCAAAATATCCATAGTTTGGTGCCGTCCAAAATAATCTAACGGAACCGTCATACATTGCGGTATTACCGGTAACTTCATAAACTAATTTAGTATTAACTCCTGACCCCGAAAAACACTCATTTAATGTTTGATTAATAACTGAACCTTGAGATGGAAAAATATATGAAAATTGTTTATCAAATGTATTAACATAAACAGACCAAGGAATAACTCTTAAATCTCTTTTTAGACTATTAGGGTCAAAACCTTCACCCAAATTAATAATTGCTTCAGGAACATAACTCAAAGTAACCCCCGAACTAAACCCTAATTGAATATCATTATCGGTATACCCAGAATAAATTTCAAATCCTTGGTAAAAGACATTAAAATCATTAATTAATTTAGGATAGAATCCCGTATTAATCAATGTTGATGTTTCTAAACCTAATGTAGTATTTTTTTCTAAAACAACATCTACTTGAGCACCATCAATGGTTAATGGATAAATTCTTTGTGGTGAATTAGTAACCGGGTCATAATTTTTAGTATAACTAAACCCTGACCAAGATTCGTTTAAAATATCATTACCTGTTTCAATAAATGTTTTGTAACGATGCCAAACAGAACCAATTTTTAATAACCAAGCATATGGCATTTTATGGATTGCTCCAAATTTTTTCAATGTTGCAAAAATATAATCTAAATCTTTTACTGAATACGTAGATTCATTTCCTGTATATGTTTTATATTTTTCCTTTAATGTTGATAATGGTAAACTATTAATAAACAAATATGCCGATGACACATACGGATAATCAGCATAGTTTCTAAATTTGTTAACACCTTCTTGAATTGAATTAACAAAGTATGGGGTGTTTAACATAGAAACTGTTTGGTTACTACTAACCTGTCCACTATAATCAAAGTATCTAAGATTACCCTCAGTTGGTAACTGTTGTTCATTAGTTCTACTTGAATAAAACGTTTTTAAGTTAATTTCATAACCTTTTGGTGCTTTATCATTTTTAGTTGGAAAATTAGAAAATGGTCTAATACTATCAACACCGGTATTACCTAAAAAATTACTAATAACTTTAGAATTGGTGTTGTATGTTATAACATTTTTAGTACTAAATGATGTTGGAACATCAGATATTGAAGTACCGTTTGCCAAATATGTTTTATTCCAATTTAATCTTGTAAATGGATATGTATCTAATAAATCAACACTACTAGTATTATCATTATTAATATATTCAACTAATTTATCTTCATTTTTTAACGAAGAAATTGGTGAACCAGAAGGACTTGTTATAACACTTTCATTAATAAATTGAAAACTAGAATTATTAACAAAATTTTTGATATAACCGGTATTAAAAATTCCTATTATAAAATTTTGCCAACTTTCTCCGGTACCATCATTAGACATATGTCTTAATACCGCACCAAAATTTTGACCATTAAATCCAAATTGTTTTAATTTTTGAATTATAAACGGATTTTGATTAGTTAAACTATTAATAATATTCAAACTTTCTACCTCTGATATTACATCAGTTAAAACTCCCGCACCATTACTTGATATTGTACTTCTATACAATCTAGAATAATTAGAAGTTAAAAATAATCTTTCAAATATTTCATAGAAAAATTTAACCTCTTCTTTATTATTATATACAACATTACTAACCGGGTATTCAATAGCATTTACAGAAACTCGTTGAACATCAGTAATCTCGTTAAATGCTGGTGTTGTATTTGTATCCTCGGTGTCTTTATTAGTAAATCCTTTTATAAATTCTTCAACAAATTCAACTTCAGGCCAAACGTCATAAAGGTAACCCTTTGTTTGACTTAAAACGGTATACTCACCCGGATATTTAATTTCATATTTTCCGTGACCATCCTCACCACTTGTTGCAACAATAAATTGAGGCCAAGGATAAACAGGGTCTGTTTCATTTTCACTTGGTTCTTGACTAGCACCTTTAACAGTCTTATTAAAAATAGCCTCTTTTCTAATTGGATTATCTCTTTGGTCCCAAGCTTTACCGTGAATATCATCCATTAATCTTAAAAACGCCTCACCATTAGCAAACAATACCGCAAGAACATTTCTTATACTCGGTATAAACCCAAGACCATTTTTACCTTTGTCTAACAGTAATTTAGATAACGCATCAGTTAATTCGTTTTGTATTTGTTGTCTAATAGCATCTAACTCTTTAGACATTTGATTGGTAAAACCAATAAATGTTTTTGGATTACCTTCAAAAATAAAATAATTATAAACAATCTCTTTATTACCGTTTTTTTGTATAGTATCCGAAGCATTAAAAACCCCTTGATTTATTAATTCAGATTGGAATTTATCAATATCAGCCTTTGTGGGTTTTTCTATTTTTTTTCTTCGTCTGTAACTTTCCGCAAAATCAATATTATCTTCCTCTAATTTATACTTAAAAATATCTAATGTTATATTATTTTTTATACTTGGTTGCCCACTCTTCTTATCAATTTTATAAGAACCATTAGTACCAACCGTTTTATTACCGTCTAATTCCTCATTAAATTTTTTAATAATACCATCTAATTCATTCGGAGCATTTCTTCTAGCGTCAGGTTTATTCTGAAATTCTTTCTTAAAAGTATAAACTTTGGTACCGTCTTTTAATACAAAATAATCTTCAGTATCCATATATTTGTAAAACCAAGATGGTGCCGAAGAATCCTGTGTATAATAAACCCTTCTAGTATACTCATCTAAACTTTTAACATATGAATCCAAATTAGTTAATGGTTGCATATTTTGTTTTGTAAACGTATCTAAAATATTTTTAACAAACGACTCTAATTTTTGTCTTAATTGTGTAACGGTTATCTCAGGAAAATCATCAGGAATTAATCCTTTTGATTTGTATTCACTATATAATTCTTTAATTTTTTGATAACCCAATTCAACTTTTTTGTTTTCTTGAGGTGTAAAATTAGAAGGACCACCTTTTACGGGTTGAATCTTAACTCTTGAAGAGTACATATATGGTATTGCTTGTAAATACCCCATTAAAACCTCAGTTAATACCGTATATTTGTAAGTATAAAAGGTTAAACTTACTTTGAAATTACCACTATTAGTATCATATCTTGAACTAAAATCTTTTAACATCAAAGCCATTTTAACCGCCTTACCATAGTAACCTTTGATTGTTAAAGTGAATAAAGGGTAAGGTAAATTGAAGAATGCTGCGTATGGCGAATTATTACCCGCCTCAAACATCGCTCTCCCTTTAATATCTTCCAACTCCATTGTAATTGTTGGTAAGAAATCTAACCCTTGTCTAATTTGGATGTTGGTAATACCTAATAATCCGTTATCCACAGACCCAGGTTCACCATTAGACAATATTGTTTGTCTAATATAATAATCATCAGATTTTTTTGGGTTTGAAATTTTTTGAGATTTTGGTTGGTTAACACCTGTACCCGCTAAAATATCCTTACCGGTTATTTCATCTGTATAAGCATTATCTAAAACCCCTTTATTCCCCGGGTTAAGGAAATTAATAGCCGCAACCGAAATTGTTCTAACTTGGTCGTTTCCATCAACCCCAATAGCAAGTTTAGTTCTTGGTAAAACTTTACATTCCAAATTAGCGTACATCACTAAATCTTCCTGTTTAACATATCTGTCTTTAACTTTACCTTGACTATCTATCACTTTGTTTGGGTCAACAATAGTAATATTGTTGTAATCAAACTCCACTAATATATTTTCCGATTTATCTACCATAATAAAAGAAATGATTATCTAACTGATTTTTATAATCTTGTAACGAAGCTACTAAAGGAAATGGAATAGTCAAGATAGAACCATCAGTAATGTTCCATTCTTGACCACCAAACATTGGATTCGCCATAAGTATCAACCATCCAAAGGTTCCCGACCCATAATATTGTTGAGAAACTTTATCTAATCTTGATTGACCAATTTTGTAGATATATTTCTTATCAGTCGATTTTGTTGGCAAGTCAACATATGGTACAACTGTTTGTCGACCATTAGTTATAAAATCAGAATATCTATTATACGTATCTCTACTTCCCATTATGAATTAAATTTAACCTTATTATTCCAAGTTGGTGATGTTATATCACCGGTTATTGAATACAACAATTTTATTGCAGCTTCTTGTGTTGCCTTTGTCGCCTCATTTGGAACGGTTGTGTAATTAAACTTACGTAACTTTCCTTTATTGTATACCGATTTATTAACATAATCTAAATAATCCTTTGATTTCTTTAATTTATCAAAGAATTTTTCTTCTTGTTTTAATTCCTCTTTACAACTATCAACAAAATTTTTCATAATTTTATCAAATTTATTACTTAAATTTGATGGAGATTTAACTTTAGATAATTCACTATTTATTATCTTAGATTTGAATGTTCTCAAATTATTATTATCACTTAAATATCTACCTAAAGCAATGAAAAATCTATTTTGATTTTGATATTGTGAATTTGCACCCGCATCAAATGCTGAACTACCATAACCCTTTAATGGTGTAAAACAACTTGGGCCACTAGCACCAAATAAATCAGTTATAACTTGGGTATCAGGTTTTTGTAAAAATTTGTAATAATCTTGTAATCTAACCCCAACCGCTTGATAATCTAACCATAATTCTTTATAAGTGTCTTGAGAATCTTTACTACTTGGGTCAACTTCTGTTGTACCTGAAATGTTATAAACTCTAGCCTGATTATTAACTATTTTACCGTCAGTTTTTGTTGTAACTAAATTAATTTTATTAAACACATATACCATATTTTGTTCTTGAACAACAATATCTGAATTTAGTTTACTCATAATACCTGAACTGTAACTATCTTTGAAATCCGATAAAAATTGTCTTAAATTAGTCGTTACGGTTGTCATTACTTGAGATGGAAAACTAAACGAATTTAATCCCGCAATAATAAAATTACTTTGGTCTGTAATATCAGTATTAATATCAGTAAATAATTGATTTATTTTATCCTGTACTTTTTCAGGTGCACCATATATCGGTACTTTAATTTTAGTACCATCTAAATTAAACTCACCATCAATGTATAATCTATTTTTAGTTAATAATTGCCAAACACCATAATTATATGTTTTACTGAAACTTTCCGATTGATTAACAATATTAGTATAATACTCTTTGGTAATATCTAATAAGTTATCCATAATTGTTTTATAAGTAATTTCACCTGTCTGACCACTAGCCGGATTTCCAACAGGAATATTAGTTATAACTTCACCAATAGTTGTACCACCATCATTTTGTTGTTGATTATCAACCGGTTTTGCCGGTGGTTGTTGTGCTAATATTGAATCCCAAATTTCTTTATCAATTGTCTTAAAACTATCATCAGTCCATTTTGCTCTTTCATCATATATTTCAGTGTTCGCATAATAATTGAATGATAAAGCATTTTGTAACTCCTCAACCGGTTTGGCTAATCCCATACCTCCAATAATATCAAACGACATTGTAACATTCGCAATCATAGGTTGAACCCCAATTCCTTCAGGATTTAGGTCTAATACTAATGGTTCGTATGAAAATTGCATTGAATTAGGTATAATTTTAGTGTTAAAGAAATCCCCAATTCTTAAAATTAACACCGGAGGTGCACCAAATGAGGTATTAACAGCGTCATTATATTTAGGTTTGTTATCAGTACCAATTGTTGGTATAGTTTCACCTGGTCTAACACATTGATTTAAGAAATTTAATCTACCGTTTAATCCTTCAGGTGTCATAGAGTGAAACGCCGGATTAAAATGTTTGATTTTTTGTTTTATATTGTCATATATCATTGGACTAGATTCCTTAATCATTTCAAAATAATCACACTCTGATAATAAATCTCTTAAAATCTTTTTACCAATACCTTCCATTTTTTCTTGTTTGACTGTTTTAGTCTCTTTAGGAATTGGTACGTTAACACCTGTAACACTTTGTTCTTTTTTTGGTTCCGGAGCCGGTGGTGGTGGTTGAATTGTAACTTTAATAGAACCTATAGCGACACGTCTACAAGCCATCGCGTCCACAGAATAAATCTCAGAACCATCATTAATTACTTTACCCGAGTTTGGACCTGCGGTTGCTTTAATATTTTCAGTACAAGAAACTTGTTCACCAAAACTACCAGCAGATGATGTATTTACTGTTCCGTCAGTTAAATTATCAGTTCCACTTGCGGTTTTTGGAAACACAATTGTTTCTAACTCTCCCTGAGCATTTTCACCAATAATTTTGAATTCTTTTTCCAAATACTTACTCAATCCTGTTGTCTTAAAATAATTTTTAACCGATACAATTCTTCTAGCAGATAAAGTTTTATTATAACTTTTTTTCGCCAAAGCTGACGCCGAACCTTCTAAAACTATCGATATAGTCCCTTTTTGATTTTCAATGATATCAAGAGCATCTTTAACAAAATTTTCCGCAACTAAATTAAAATTACTTTTAACTACCGTATTAAAAAATGATTCAACATTTCTATTAGTGTCTGTTGTTGAAAATAAATTATTTGCTTTATTTACATATGTTTTAATATTGGTTTCAGATGTGTACGTATTAAATAAATTTTGGAAATTTTCCGTTGTGGTCGATTGGTTTGTTTTTGGATTTGGTTGGTCATTTTCAAAATAAAACCCAAGGTTTAAGTATTTTGTATCAAAACCTCCAGTATATTCAGTTTGAGCACCACCTACTGTTGCTCCATTACCTTCACCTGTTGTTGTATTATTTTCCGCAGGAATTTCAGCATAAACTTTACGTAACTCTTCCTCAGTTAATCTAGGGTCACTTAATATTTCTTGATAAGTATATAATTTTTCAACAGGGATTCTATTAAATTTCTTAGCCAACTCATATATATCGTACTTAACACATCCCGCAAAGAATGAATCAAGAATTGAATTCATTTTTTCTCTACCAACACCTTTTAATTGTTGGTCAACAACTAAATTTAACACAGAAGGATGGTCAACAATCATTTTCCAAGATAATGTACCGGTTCTACTTGTATCTTTGTAAGTATACATTGGTTCCGGTCTACCTAAGAAAGATGTCTTATTCCAACCCGCTTGACTTGTATCTGAAAATTTTATTTCATAAGGTGGGAACCACATTACTCTACCCCCATTTGGACCTTGTTCACAAACAGGTAAGTCTTGTACTCTAAATCCTGGTCTACTTGATGTTCTCCAAGCTAAGTTCTCAATTGAGAACATATATTTTTTAGCAACTAAATTACCTCCAGCGCCCGGTTGTATATTTGATGACCCCGGATTTCTCATCGGAGCAATATTCAAATTATATGTATTATCCAATACCGAACTCGCAAATCTTCTTCCCGAAGTGGTAATACCATCAGTCTTTTGTAAATCAGCATAAGTATAATATGGGGTATCTTTAGTAAAAACACGACAATACTCTATACCCGCTTCAGCACCCGTAGTATTGTTTTTATAAGACACAACTTGAGAACCTTTAGTCATTTCTTTATAACCATCGTGGAATACTTTACTAACTTGGTTAATAGCATTACCAACGTGTTTTAATCTTGAAATACCTTGAACATTATCCGCAGAATCAATCAACCTTTGAGTTTGGTCAAGAATAGAAGTTTCTTTGAAAGTAAGGTTTGTTGACTCACCTTTAGAATAATAACTACTAATTTCATTAAATTCACTATCTCTCGAACCTGAACCACCTCCCGGTGTTGCTCTAAAACCGGCATTCGATTTGTATTTAGGTGAAGTCCAAACAAACTCCCCTGAAATATCACCACTATCAGTAAATGATTTAGCTGCTAAACCAAATTTAAGTGTTTCTTGATTACCCTCATATAAAATACCTAACTCTGATGGACCATATACCGGTGATTGTTCTTGTTGACCAAAAGCATTAACCGGAACTTGGTTTGGTGGTGACGTAATATTAGATGGTTCAGCATTTCTACTACCAACATAATAACCCCCAACTAATGTTCCATTGTCAGGATTAATTAAATTAATAATTGCTTGACCAACACCTAAAATACCACCAAAATCTCTACGATAACTTGGTTGATATCTATTGTAATTTAAGTTGGCAAATAACGCAGACCTTTGACCGTTTCCGGTATTAACTAAAAATATCTCAGAAGGGTTTCTTCTAATGTTTAATATTGGTCCTAAAAAACCACCCGTTAATTGATTAGCAACATTTAATGCTGTCGAGGTTTGTTGTGTTTGACCATTTAAGGTGTTATCGTCAAAATAGTCACCCGGAATTGGGGAAACCGGCCAATACGCTCCGGCTAATCTTGTAGCAAAGTCAACACCCGCTAATATAGGGTTTTCAGGTACCGTAATTCTCCAATTTCTATAAATTAAAGGTTCTTGACCTGAAAGTATTAAACTTATCTCAAAAGGGTCTTGTAACCCTTGTAAATTAACCGCACCAACCGTATTTTGAAATATCTCAGAGGCAATCGTACTTTGAAAGGCAAAATTTAATTGTATTGACCCAATTTGTGCAATATACGAATCTTGAGATAATGGACCATTAGTACCTGTTGGATTATCACTCAATAATATTTCATAAGGCGAATAACTTGAAGGTACAAATGTTGTTGGATATGGTTGATGATAAACCGTATTAGTTATTGTCTCAGAGACATAATACATATTATTAAACCCACCAATAGGACCATAAGGATTTAATATGTAAGCAGCATCAATAAAAAACTCATTAACTAAGTCTAATACCGTATCATTTGGATTATACTCACCTGAATTTGATAATACCGGTAATGGAGCCCCATTATATGATATATTTATATTATAACCACCGTCAGGCCCATATTGATTCATCACATATTGTGATGGTGCAAATAAATCATTAGCGATTATTCCATCCGGAGAATCAATAACATTTGACTGATTAATTACCGGCTCATATGTCACGTTTCCACTTGGGGGTGTATACACCCCGGGAACCGTATATGGTGATAGATTTTTTGCTAAAAGAGAATCTCTAAAAGATGACGACGATGCAAATGATAATGTACTTGGCATTTTTTATTGTTTATCTATAAATAGATTATTATTTAATTTATCCGTTCATACTTCTTACGTATGGGTTCATTTTTTTTCTTACTGATGCCTCCGGTGAGTATCTATCCATACCTAAAGTCGCCACTTCAATTATTTTTTCTTTAAGTCCGGTACTATTAAACGCTCTTTCCAATTGGGCCATATCAATATTTTGGTTTGAATCTAATTTTAAGTTAAAATTAATATCCATTGTTGAATTCATATTTTGAGCAGGATTTTCCATCATACCCATATTATTATTACCTGAAGTTAATTTATTAACTGATTCAAAAAATCTTTCAGCCCCTGTTCCTCCAAAGATTGTATCAGCAGGATTTGTTACTAAATTTCTTCCATTAATCATAAAATCATTAAGAGGAATAGTATTAGTTTCGGCGTTTTTAGCGGTAGTTGATTTCTCATTTTCAACATTCACTAATTTTTGAAGAACTATACCTAACATCTGTGTAAATTCGTTTTCAGACATTAACATTTTTTGTCCCGCTTTACCTCCTGCTTTTAGGGTTTCAGTACCTAATTTACCTAAATAACCCGAGGCAACCTTTGCGGATTTGGTTAATTCATCTAACGCTTGTTGAGGTGATTTTTTACCGGCAAGCATATCTTTGAAAGATTCAATTACAGGACCTAAATTTTCATTAAGTCCTTCTCTTATTCTTTTTGTACTAGTTGCATCATTAACAAATGTATCCGCAAATGCTTGTGTTGCATCTTTTTTAACACCATATAGTTGTTGTCCTGTTTTAGATGCTGCAAAACCAAAACCACCTTGATGAGCAACCGCTCTCATATTTGCAGCAATATCTTTTTGATACGATAATTGTTCTTTAGTTAATTGTTCTAATGTTTTTGGTTCAAAACCTTTTTTTAATAAATCTCTATCTGTTTCAGATAATTTAGTTACATCTTTTGTTACTAATTTACCTTTATCATCACTAAAAGAAACTTCAAATTTACCCGTACCTTTATTAAATTCAGCCATATTGGCTATCATTTTTCTATCATCATCACTTGCAATTGAACTTGGAAATGATATTTTTTTCATTTTATCATCCAATTCTTTACTACCAATAGCCATTTTAGTAAGAGTGTCATACCCAATATCCATTGCTTTACTAATTTCGTAAAACTGTCTTTTAGCCCCTGGCATAATTTCAAACTGACCGTCTTTGTTCAATTGAACAAATTGTTGTGTCATTTGAACTATTTGATTTTGAAGTTCTGTTGGGTCATTCGCCGATAAATCCATTAATCTTAATGGGTCCAATAAATCACTTTGAGCAACACCTAATCTTTGCATTGCCGCAGCCATTTCAATAGCACCTTCCGGGTCAAATACTTTTTCAGCAAACGTTAAAGTTTTTGACATATCAACTCTTAAAGAAACCGCCTGAGCTGCCATTTTTGATAAACCTTCAACACCACCCTCAAAATTAAATCGGTTCATATATTCCGTATTGTCTAATACTTGTTTTGACACGGCAACAGCGTTAGCACCAATTTGTCTTGCAGAATTTATTACGGTTTCCATTTGTTTACCGGCATCATAAGCTGCAATACCCGCATCTTTGAACGACCCAACAATATCTTCCGCTTTTTGACCCGAAACTTCTGCTGCGGCAAATAATTTAGCATAAGCATCAGAATTAAGTAAAACATTTCTACCTAAGGTTTCACCAACACCTTTTTGAATTTGAGCAATATTCGCAAATGTACCCCCTAATAACTCAACTGAAGTAACCGCATCAGCCATCGATGCTTTAAGACCTGAAATAGCCTCAGCTCCTTGACCAAACGACTTAGCAATTTCGTGAGCCTTATTATCAAGGTCCACCATAATTTCATAGATTGCCTTACCTGAAACATTAGTCGCCAAAGCATTCCCATATTCCGCAAAGGCATTTTTTATAGTTTCTTCAACCGATTTTAATATATTCGCCATCTAAAATGTGTTTATATATAAATACACCAAGAAGAATTTTTTATGTTAACTCTCACTTGGTGTATTATTTTCTATTATTTTATTTATTAAGTATTTCCTCACATACGTTGGCATAATGTGGAAGTCAGTCCAGGATATTCTATTAAATTTTGACATTAAATAAAATTCCTCAATCAAAAGTTGTCTGTTATTAGAAGAAAGGGCGAAAAAACTCCACCCCAAAGGCAATCTCGAAAGACACCAATTCTCCGGACGGGGCGATTGCAGTTCTCGTTAAGTCTAACGAAGGTTGATTATCTCTCATAAAGTTACGGATATATTTTGAATCCATAATAGGTAATTGGTCAACAAACATTGAAATATCTCCCTGATTAGTATTACCATCAACCTCAACAATTTGTTTTTGTAATCTCCAAGTAACTTTTGGAACAACTCTACCCGCAGGATATGAATCAGATAATTTATCTATCTCAAGATTATCACCATAGTTTAATGGTCTTAATTTAACAGTAACACCTGTTTTTGGTAACTTTGTAGTAAATAAACCATTTTCATCCGGTTTATGTTGTGTTTGTTTAATATTTAACTCATCTAAAACAATTGTAGTTTCAAATAACTTATCAGTCTTTGGGTCAGTTAAATTTAGAGTGTACTCAGGACCGAATGAAGTATTTCTTAGATAAATTAAAATTGCCTCAATATCACCATCTAATAACTCTTCAGGTCTTAAATCGTGTTCATAAATTTTGTTTCTTAACAAAGATACAATCATATTGTCTTTATTACCTTGAGCGCCACTTAATAAGAAATTTTCATCATTTGCGGTTAAATACCCAACTTTAATTGATTTTTTCTTAGATTTGTAAAAAATACCACCACTAGGTAACATTACAATGTCGTGTGGTAAATTAAATCCTTGAGTTCCTGCGTCTATAATATTTTGTTCCATAATAATAGGTTTTATTATAAAATATACTTAACATTCATTTTTTATCAATATAAAATAAAAAAATCCACATATTTCTATGTGGATTAATAATGTTTTTATACAATAATTTAGATTAGTATACCAAAATACAACGGTCCATACGTAATGTTGCCGTAATAGACGCCAAAGCATCTTGATTATAAGCTAACGTATCAAAGTTAACGTCCATTAACCACGTACCCTCTAAAACCCATTTTTCCACAACAACTCCGGTTGGGTCTAACATTTCTAGGTCAACATTCTTTTTGTACCCTGCTGCGTACCCCATACGTCCTGTTACAGACTCAGCACATAAACGTACCCATTCCATTAAAGCTTGTGATGCAGAAGGTCCAATTGGGTCACGGAATTTCACATTTATAGTACCCCAAGTAAATCTACCCGCAACATATGTTGAAGTATTCAAAAATTGTATTTCAGTTGCCCCAATTGTTAAGTGTGGTCTTGCAGCCGACTCAACGAACCATTCGTTAATACCTAAATTAGATGGAAATCGTAGGATGAACCTATTCTGTCTTTTTGGTTCATACGGTATGGGCATTTTCATTAATAAATCAGCCATTTTCTATTTGTTTTTAATTTTATTTTATTTATTATGTTTATTATAAATATTACCTATTAAAATTTTTTCTCTTGACTTTGTAAATTAAATTTTGTATAATTCTAGAAATCCAGTTTTTATTACTAGTTTTTTTTATTACTAGTTATTATTTAATAGTTTTTATTTATTTAATAATTATTTTAATATTCTTTTTTAATTCCTCCTTTTGTTGAATATGTTGTTATAATATTCTCTGGGTCATCTTCAAAATGTTTTTTAACACTTTCCACATTTTTTAAGTCGTCATCTGAAAAACCTACTTTTGGAACAAAATAATTACTTATTTTATTTTTTAAGAAAGCTTGTTTCTGAATATGTTGTGACATTTTCTTAACATATTTAACAAACTCTTTTAATGCCTCAATTTTTAACGGTTCTACTTCTGCTGCTGACCCTTTTCCGTGTGTTACCGGGTAAAACTTACACATATCTAAATACTCACGAATCATTTCTCTTTTAGATGTAATACCTTGGTCATTTAAGTCTCTGTATTTTTCTAAATTCTTAACTAATTCGTTAGAATCAATTCCATTAGTGTTTGATACAATATAATTATAAACACCTTCTTTTAATACTGATGGTGTATGTCCTCTTGCTGTTACAATAGAAAATATTGAACCATTATTAATTGCCTCTACGAAGTCAGGCCAAGCCGCTGCCGGTTTAGCACCCATCGCATCAATTATAAATTGTTTGTCACCCTTAACCCCAAAATATTTATAAGGGTCTTCAGAATAACCAACAATAGTATGTCCGTCAAATTCAAAAGGTTCTTTACCAATTATCTCACGATATTTTGCAAAATCTTCAGTAGACATTCCAACAACATCACCATCTTCATCTTTAACTAAGATTTTTGTTGGCATTGTTACAATATTATCATCCCAATCAAATGCGTAATATTTCTCATCCGGAGCACCTGTATCGTCAATACCCTCAATTATTTTATTTTTTAACATATTCTTGTTATAAGGCTTAATTATGACTCACCCTAAGATGAGTCATAATTTTATTTATTAAATATTTTCAAAAGAAGCTCCTGTTGGAGTAATATAGAATGTGATATCTATAAATTCTAATGATTTAGTTGGTTTGATATAAATCTTACCTGTCATTTGATTTCTGTCTAAATCAGCTGCGTCTGACGAAACTGTTACACGGAAGTCATATAAACCTCTATCTCTTCTGATAGCGTCTAAGATAGGGTTAACCGCATCTAAGAAGTCTTGTCTTACTTTTTGGTCGTTTTGTTCAAACAATAATCTTACAGATACTGCTGAAATCAATTTACGAGCTTGAAGTAATAATCTTCTTACGTTCAATCTGTTAAGTGCTGTGTCAGCAACTTGTAAAGTTTTGTTACCCCAAATTACA